ATTTAGAAGACTATTGTGTAAATAGAATACAGAAAGACGATTTTGAAGATTTAAAAAATGGAGGAACATACACTAAAGATGGTTATCATCATTTTGTTTTTGACAACTTCTTTCATAATTATCTATCTAGAAAACATTGGAAAGTTCAATATCAAAGAACATCACAAATGTTAAAAGACAATTTAGATTGCACAACTAAGCGTGTAGGTAAAACAAAATTATCTGTATTTGTTGTTGCTAGGTTTGACAAAAAAACAGAAACATACAAACCAAAAACATTTAAAAAGGACAATTACTAATGTGGCCTAAAGAAGCTTACATGGATTTATTATTTTATACAGCAGCTGCTGCTTATTTTATATTTAAGGATTTTTATATATGAGAAAAATAATAAAATACAATCAAGCAGAATATCCTGCAATTTACTTAAGATATTTTCAAAATAAAATAATGTATATAGGGGAAACTAAAAATAAATATACTGGGAGACCGTTTAGATTTATAGATCACAGTCCCGTAGATAGAGTGAGAATTATTAAAGCATCAAAAAATTTAGAAAGAAGACAGTATTGGGAGGCAGTTTTAATTTGTAAATTAAAACCTGAAAAACAAAACGCAAATCTTTACTTTAATAAATTAGATAGGTCTCACCCTGAAAGAATAAAACAAACAAGAATAAAAAGAATTCATAAAAGATATTATGATATGCTTAAAAAAGTTATTTCAAAAGCTGAAGAATTAAATCTTTTAAAAAAAACAATGAAATTTAAAAAAGAAGAAATAAAACAATTACATAAAAAATCAGTAGTATTTAAACAAGTAAAAGAAAGATTGGTAAATCATAAATGAGAACAATAATATACGGTCCACCCGGTACAGGTAAGACTTGGACTTTAATAGAAGAGATAAAAAAATTTTTAGAAAATACAGATCCTAAAAGAATAGGTTATTTTACTTTCAGTAAAAACGCAGCAATACACGGTAAAGAAAGAGCCATAGAAAATTTAGATTTATTCTCTGATGATTTAGATTACTTTCAAACACTACACTCGTTTTGTTTTAATCAACTTAATTTAAATAAAAACCAAGTTATGAAAGAAAAACATTACAAAGATTTGGGGGAAAAGATGGGACTTGAGATAGAAGGAACGCAACAAGATGATGATCATGATAGTGTTTTCTATTCTAAAAATCCATACATACAGTTAATAAATTTAGCTAGATCAAAGGACATTGATCCTATTCATTATTATCATTTAACAGACAATCAAAAGATATCTCTTAATAAATTAGAAATTATAAACAAAGAACTAACAAGATATAAGGATCAAAATGGTTTGATAGACTTCCCAGATATGGTGGATAGATATTTAAAAGGTAATCCAGAAACAGGCGAACAATATATGCCACCTAGCTTTAGAGTTATATTTGTAGATGAAGCACAAGATCTAAGTTTAATGCAATGGCAATTAGTAAAAAAAATAGAAGATGCAGCTACAGATTCTTTTATAGCAGGTGATGATGACCAAGGTATTTATAAATGGAATGGTGCACACGTAAACACTTTTATAAACTTAGAAGGCAAAAGAAAAATATTAGATCAATCAAGAAGAGTTCCAAAAGCACCTTTTAGATTAGCAAACAAAATAATTAAAAAAGTTAAGAATAGAGTTGAGAAAGAATGGTTGCCAAAGGACGAAGAAGGATCCGTAAATAGATTCTCTTCATTATCTGATATTGATTTTTCACAAGGTAAATGGTTAATTTTATCTAATGCAAACTATATGTTAAATGCTGTTGGAGATATATTAGATGAAAAAAATTTATATTGGCAGAGAAGAAATGCAACTCCTAGAATAAAAAATCTATATGAAATAATACAAAAATGGGATGAACTTCGTAAAGGCACACCACTTCACTTCAATGATTGTAAAAAGATATTTAATAAAATGAATAATAATTGGGATAAAAAATTACAAAAGAATATGGTTAAAGATTTATTCTACGACATAGACACATTAAAAGAAACTTATGGTTTAAAAACAGAAGCAGAATGGCATGAAGCTCTAGATGAATTAGGTACAGAGGAGATTAGAAAAATACAAAAATTAATAGATTCTGGAGAAGATCTATCTAAAGATCCTAGAATAAGAGTATCAACTATACACGGCGTTAAAGGAAGTGAAAGAGAAAATGTAGTTGTAAATACAGATTTGTCTGGTGCAGCTTATGAAGAATATCAAAAAAATCCAGATGATACACACCGTTTGTTTTATGTAGCTGTAACAAGAACAGAAGAAAATTTATTTTTAATCGAACCACAAACAAGAAAGGCTTATGAACTATGACAAATAAAGATATGTTCAAATCAACAACTTATAATTCATTAGAAGAGCAGGTGGGTGGGAAGCATTATCGTTCTATGAAAATTCAACCTGCAGAGTTTATAAATGAGAACAAGTTGCTTTTTGCAGAGGGCAATGCTATAAAATATATTTGCAGACACTCTGTAAAAGGAAAGGAACAAGATATAGAGAAAGCAATACACTATTTAAAAATGATATTGGAAAGAGATTATTCGTGAAATTTATAAATGATGATTGTTTAAGGGCATTACCAACAATACCTGATAAGTCTATTGATTTAATACTTACTGACCCACCTTATGGAACGACACAATGCAAGTGGGATAGCGTAATTCCATTTGAGCCAATGTGGAAAGAATTAAAAAAAATTATAAAGGATAATGGTTGTATAGCTTTGTTTGGTAGTGAGCCATTTAGTAGTGCTTTGAGAATGAGCAATATTAAAAATTTTAAATACGATTGGATTTGGAAAAAGACAAATGTTATGGGTTTTCTTAATGCCAAAAAAAGACCACTTAAAGAAACAGAAATTATAAGTATTTTTAATTCAAAAATATATAAGCCACAAAATTTACAAAAAAATTTAAAAGGTAAAAATCGTAGGGGTAAAAATACAGATGTTCTGGGAAAATATGAAGCAATAAATAATAGTCAATTTACTAATTATCCAAAAACAATACTAGAATTTAAAAATGAGAGAGGATTACACCCAACTCAAAAACCAGTAGCTTTATTAGAATACTTAATCAAAACTTATACTGAAGAAAACGATACTGTTTTAGATTTCACTATGGGATCTGCCTCTACTGGTGTTGCAGCTAAAAATTTAAATAGAGAATTTATTGGGATTGAAATTAATAAAGATTATTTTAATCTTGCTAAACAAAGGATAGTGAGAGATTATTCGTGAGTAGAAAACTAAAAGTTCTTGATTTATTTGCAGGCATAGGTGGTTTTACGTTAGGATTAGATTCAACAAACTTTTTTGAGACAGTGAAGTTTGTAGAGAAAGATAAATACTGTCAGAAAGTTTTACAAAAAAACTTTCCCAACATACCAATCGAGGAGGATATAAAAAATGTCAAAGGAAAAGAAGGAGACGCAGATGTCATTGTGGGAGGGTTCCCTTGCCAACCAATGTCAGTCGCAGGAAAAAGAAAAGGAACAGATGACGACCGCTATCTCTGGCCAGAAATGTTTAGACTCATTAGGGAGATCAAACCCCAATTCGTTATTGGGGAGAATGTCAAAAATATTATTAACATCCAAGACGGCGTGGTCTTCGAAACTGTGTGCACTGACTTGGAAAGTGAAGGCTACGAAGTTCAACCGTTCAATATTCCAGCTGCGGGTGTCGGTGCTCCCCACCGAAGAGAAAGAGTCTGGATTGTGGCCTACACCGAGAGCATCGAAAGCCATGTCGGAGAACATGGAAAACATCAAGAGGAGAGGAGTAGACAAGGCGAGATTAGAGGAGAGAATAGCCATGATGCCAACACCTACAGCAAGAGATTGGAAGGATTCAGGGCTGAACACGAATTACGAAACAGCGAGAAAGAAAAGCAGACTAGCGGGAACAGCTGGTGGAGCGTTGAACCCAATGTGGGTAGAGTGGCTAATGGGGTACCCGGCAGAGTACACCGACTTAAAGGATTGGGAAATGCTATCGTCCCGCAAATCGC